TGGAGTATTTATACGCCAACCTTCCTTACGATCAGGTTCATCGTGCCCGTCACCGTCAGTCCTCGGTTGTGGAGGAGTTCCAGATCCAGGTTCACTATGTTCCATTTCTTTACTTTCACCCATGTTCTTATCGAGATCAGCTCTCTCAACAAAAAGTTCCGAGAAATTAATTGGCATCAGATATTTTGCAACGGGACGGTTAGTTAGCGCGCCACCGACAATAACATCGTTGTAGATTTTACCGTCGTTGTCTTCCCACTCATCTTCCCACTCGAGGGAGAAGTATTTCCACTCGTTGTTCTTAAGTTCCTGACGAGCGGTTTCAGTAAAATCAACTGCAACCCACAGATGGTTATCTTCGTATCTAGCATCACGAATCCAACCGGAGGCTTTATTGCCCTTGGCGCGATCTACACCATGATCATAATTAGTAGCAATCTCTTGACCACGAACATTTTCATGAAAGTTGCTTACAAAGTTCAAAATCTTGTCTTCGCTGATTGGCACAGAGCCATAACCAGGTGCGTTATAAGTTTTGGCTGCTATAGCCTGCAACCAAACGACACCATCGTCAACGATTTCTGCGGCATCAGCGAAGCAAAAATACACATTATGCTTTTCTTCGCTATGCACCTTTGCTTTATCTCCTAATCTCGCATACAATGCCCTCGCTTGTGCTAATGCTTCCTCCTTTGTTGCGTGCCAGCGCCCGTTTACATCACCAGTTCTAAGATTTGCAACTGCCCAGGGCTTACTAGCAGATGGAGCTTTATTAGGCCAATAGAAGACCTGATAAAGTCCCATGCCTGGTTTCAGTTCTTTAAGTGGTTTTGTTCCCGGTGCTGCTGGCATGGTTTCGTTTCATTAGCTCCAAACGGATATCAAGCCATTGGTTCGCACGACGCATACAGTTTTGACGATTAGACTTGTGACCATATTTAAGAGTTGTAGATATGAATTCAAGATGACCGTCAACATCTTTTATTGTGTACTTATCTGCATTGAGTTCGGCATATGAGGGGAGTAAGTCAATCGTAGCCGTCATAGCTACCAGCTCCTAATCAGACACTCCCGCTGGATGGACTTTTGCCTATATTTCCCCCACCACCGTTAGGGCTGGTAATGCCGGTTTTACCGTTTGCACTAACTGAGCTTGTCTTAGGATTAAGATTCATTGACTCGAGGACAGATACACGTGCAGGACGCTTCTCAAGCGGAGTCCAAGGAGTCTGCAACTTCGGCATATCCATTTGATCTCTAATCCAAGCTTCAGTCTGTTCATCAACGGTAATACCACCAACATCAATAAGGTTACGCATAGCCGCAGACCACATTTGCAGGTCTTTAACCTCACCGACGTTACGCACCTTCAACTGTGGAAATCTATCAGTCGGGAAGTTATACGCAACCATCTGTGGGATTACATACGTGTTGAAGCCAGCGCAAACACCATTGGCAATATGACGCATAGACTTGAGGAACATATCCATCGCAGTAGCCGACGTATTACGACCACCACCAGCACTCGAGATACCCATACTAAGGAACTGAACCATGATATTCTTCATTATCTGAATATCATGGTGTTCCGCAGACTCTAGAGCATTAACAGGATTTCCCTTCAATTCTGCGAAACCTACCTTAATAGTAGGCGGTCGCACAATGTAAGAGAACTCGTTAGTGCGGAGATTGCGGCCCATCTCGTGAGCCTTCTTAATGTCATTTTCGCCAGCGCCAGGTTGAATCTCGATATCAGGTACGCCAATACCATGACGTTCCTTTTGGATACCGTCAATAGCGTACATACGGTTCTTATAAAACCAAGGCTTGTAAGCGGAGCGTAATATTGATAACCCCTCCACAGGCGAGGCACCTTCCTGATTCAGAACGAAAATGACTAGCTTCTGAATAGGAATCTCAACTTCACTAGCCTGACCTGTCTCGGGATCAATGGAGTTCTGCTTAATCCCGGTAGGACCGCCGTTTTTATCTTTCGTGATTTCAGTGATTGTTGTGGCCGGCCTGTAAGCTAGCTTACGAAGGGTTGTATAAACCCGCCGATTAGCTGTGGGGCTTGACTTCTTAGGTGCCCACTCACGGTTTTCCCATACACACTCAAAGATTGAATTACCACGCGCTGACTCATACATTGAAAGAATTTGCTCAATGAGAATTGGCCACGGAGTGGTTAAGCCTTCAAATAGATTAAAAGTAATGAACTCCCATATAGCTAAGTCCTCGGGTTCACTGCTGTAAGGATCAAGGAAGAACTCAGCGCCAAGTACAGGAGCTTTACCAGCACGAAGTGAAACTCTTACACTCGCATCATCACGTACCATGCGAGTGTAAGTTCTGGAAGCTTGATAGTCAGTACCAACTTCCGGTACTGGATCGACTATTGTGCCAGCCTGTTGACTACCTATCTCATCTAGAGTAGGAGCCTTAACATTGGGCGCAGTCGGAGAGGCATAACTGGTGCCGGTAACTTGCCTAGTTGGTGTACTGTCCTTTTTCCGTAAACGGATTTTAGGTGCCATAGGTAATTAACGTAGTTTGTTCAACTAGGGAGGGTAATGCTACCAGCGTAGCGGAAAAAGCCTGCCGCCTCTGTCTTATCGTAGCCACTATACACGTCCTGTAGGCTGTAATTCCCGCCCATCACGAAATACTCGTTAAAGAAGTATCTGAGGGCGTCAAATGGATGATCGAACTGACCTTTCGCAATCTCATAGCCCGGACTGCCTGATTTTCCGTGTATATTCTTAAGAGATCGGATAGTCTCGGTACACCTTGGATGAATGATAAGCCCAGGAAATCCATCTTCACGGACTTTCATTGCTTGCTTCATTTGCTCTACTCCGGCGGCTATGCCTATCGAATTTGCTGACATTCCGCCGATTATCCAAGAAAGCGTAGCTATTTCATCAGCGCCGCGAGGATCTGCTGCTCTACCATTAACATGGAAACCATCAGGATTTTCACGGTTTTTAATTATGTGGCCTTGCTCGAAGGTAGACTTGCCTGCATCAATGTATTCGCGCCAAACCCAGACACGTTGTACGGCATCGACCATAATATCCAAGCACACAAAGGGATCTGTATATCCGAAGTCGAAAGCTTGCCAGTTTTGGCAAAGAGGATTGTAGGCGAATTTCTTGACGTGCAGGGTTTCTTTGAATTCAGGGAAGATCATCCCCTCAAATGCAGTAAACTCGGCTGCATATTCTTGCAACCAGTACATCGTACTTACTGTATTGAAGATTCTAACTAGCTCGGGTTCACACTTGCACTTGATATTATTATGGTGTACTTCGTCCATAATGTTAGGACAAGCTGGGTCAAATCCGTTTGGGAACATAACACTGTTTTCCCAGGTTGGAAATCTCCAACTGACGTAATCTTTAAATTTGTCATCTGGATGCTGACCTAGCTGATAAAGACCTTCATACCAGTTGAACCCTTCCGGCGTAGACGGAAAATCTGCCGTACCTCGTTTGTCTGCAAGCGCAGGCTCGATGTACATTTGCCATGTTGATACCTTGTGCTTCGCGGCTTCTGACATACAAACATGGTCTAGTCCTTCTCCAACAAGGCTATCAGGACGTTCAGCGGATTTAACTTCAAGGAGACTATTTAGCTCTTTGAAGTGAATTCGCATGTTGCCTTGTTTGACGTTGTAGGATTTGTTGCAGTATTTTAGTAGACCGAGTTTCTGGAAGTCGTTATAGACAACCCTGAACTCTTTCTCACCAAGTCCATAATCCGGGCCAACGATCCAGTTGATTGAGTCAGGCACCATCATTTTGGTGGTCATCTTGTGACCAGCCCACTGAGACTTTCCAAATCTTCTCCCACAACAGAGAACACAAAAACGCTCAAGTGCATCGTGAGCAAGTTGCTGTTTAGGATGCGGAGTATATCCGACTTTACTGAACAGTGCTTTTTGGTTGATTTGAAGAGCCTCAGTCATTTATGCCTAGTTATGTTTCATCAGGGTACATTAGATAGAAGGTGTTCCACTTACCCAAGTATTGCTCGAGTAAAAAGATTCCATCCACAACAAATTCGTCGATCCATTCGTCGAAGTCATCATCATTCCAAGTATTATCAATTATATACAAGCGAGGGTTTTGGGGGGAGCCATAGATCAGGTTTCCACAATTTAGGACGACGAGGACGCCACACGTTCTTAAGTTCATCTTTAATCATCGGAAAATATCCACCACCTATATACGGAAATTCTTCGTCTGTAGCAGCAATTTGTTCTGTGATAGTTTCTGTGAAAGTTATGAAAGTATCACCGCTGGCACCACTAGTTGGGCCGGCCCAAAATCCTGTGACTGTGAAACCCGACGCTGAACTAGAAGAACCTCCAGCTAAGTACCAAAACGGATCACATCGAATACGATCTCCGGCAGCAAGAGCCGTAGAAGTTGGTGTAATTGTAAAGTTACGAGCAGATTCGGATGTACCAAGCTCGGTTAAACTGGTAGGTGCAGTACCAATAGTAGAAGGGCCAGAAATAGGTGAATACCGAAGAATGGATATACCAACTGTGTAGTTGGCCATAGCGTTGCTTTCGAGGGCGCGCATGTTAACTGTGATTGTGCCACTTATAGTAACTGCATCAAGTGGATTTGTCCACCAATAAAGCTGACCCGCACCACCGCCACCCCAAGTATCAATTACAAAGTTGCTTGTTGCTATCGTATTTTGTGTCGTCGATACGACAGAACTGTCTCTAGTAAGCAGCAACTGTCTTGGATCACCGCCACCAGGAGCAGTAGCCGCGGACGAGTGTGGAAAAAAAGTTGTCGCCATTTATTTAATTATTTTCGATCTCTTCGTCCGTACCAGCGATGCCAAACACGCCAACGTTGTTCCGTACATTCAACTGGTAACCTGGGCCATCCATTTAAACGAAATAAAAATAACTTCCAAATTGGAGTATTGAGTAAATCCATACACTCATCTAAATACCCCGACGTACGAAAAGGATCGTCCATATTTTCAGGCATTCGTTTTTATTTAATTATTCTTCGTAACCCCATACGTTTACAGTTATTGGGTTGATAGCAGCAGAATCCGTAACACGAAGTATATCATCAATATTACCTTTCCAGCCATGAATAGATGAGGTTTCTACCACACCAGGTTTAAGTGTAGAAGACGGTGCGAATTCTCCATCAAATACTGCCTTGTCTGTACCACGATTGTAAGTTGTGTCGCCAGATGCGCCAAACCATAGTTGTACCGTTCCTGCTGTGGTTCCTCCTGTCTGAATTTGAAAGCTTGTGACAACAACACGTTTGCCTGTAGCTGGAGTCCAAAGCGGAGCACCTGTCTGAGTAGTAGTGTATTGCGCGATAAGATTTTGAACTACATGGGGTAATTCTTCGTCACGAGTATCACCAAGCTTCGCGATCCACGTACCACGAACGGCCATTGTCTCATTAGTTGCAGAAGCAGACGCATTCGTGTTTTGGAACGTCATCGGGACAATTAGAGTAGCAGTTCTAGGGGTTGAAACGTTATTAGTTAGAATATGTCTGACAACATCATCAATCATAAACATAACATGATCGGCAGTAAATACTATCTCATATTTATGGTAGTTTGTATCTAGTGTAAACGGGGAAGTTGAGTTACGTGACCAAGATCCTACAGACGTAGCTGTGGCACTACCAGCCTTAACAGATACAGCATTTAGAGTCGTTCCCGATAGTTCAAAATAATAGCCATCTTGAGGTGTAGTGCCACTCATGGTCATAATGCCCCAACGCCGGCTATTGTTTGCTAAACCAATATCGCCGACACGAACATCGGCACCAAAACTATATGTAATACCGGGTATATATCTTAATTTCTCAACCGTAGTTATATATGCAGAACCGTTTGCGTTCGCAGAAGTTGAAATTAAACACTCACCGCTCGATGATGCAGCTGTACCGCCGTTAGCGGTAGTAGTTGTCCAACGTGTAGCCTCAACTGAATCACCCAAAAAGTCTGACATAACAAGTGTTCTTGGCCCAACATCTTGAGCACCATAAGCACTGATGTTAGCACTAAATCCGCTATCAGGATCAGTATGACTAACTAAGAGATCACCGTAACGACTTGCTCTTACGGCGAGCCACGTTCCATCAGGAACGGGCGTTGGCAAAAGTAGATTTGCCAACGCCCTGATCTGTTCTTCTTGTCCTCCGCGAACGTCACCCATTAGTTATTAAGCCTCATACTCCATAGTTGCATAGACGTCGGCAGCTTCAGACGCATCAAGGTTTGTAGCGTTAACCTGGAAACCATCAAAACCTGCGTTAGCAGAGAATGTATGTGACCAGTAGTTACGATGCCTTGGTTGGAATTCTTCAGATGTACCGGCTTGCGTAAACACCGTTGTAAGTTCTGTGGCAACAGCATTATCCACAGCCTGAATAATCCACTTACATGCAACAGATGAACCGACTCTAACTTTGGCGAGCTTGAGTGTACCTGACGAACCAAGATCGACAGTCTGAAGGTTTGCACTAGACCCGGCAGCAAGAGCCGTAGAAGTCTGTGGACGGTTAATAGGTGAAGTCGGCGTATCAGTACCGCCACCCGTAATAACGTCAACCTGAAGACGACCAGTGTTAGCAGTACGTATACGATCCCACGTAGTACCGTTGAACCCCATAGCAAACGCACCAACACCAGGAACAGTTGGGTTAGAAGTTGCATCTGCCAAAGCTGCCGCTGCGGGAAGTTCTGAGTCAACAGTTACAGTACCCTGGACACGAGTAACATCTACGTCAAGACCGTTCGTGGTATCACCACGCATACGATCCCAAGTGGTACCGTTATAAAGAAGTGCCAAAGCCCCCACAGAAGTCGTCGTGGGGTTGGCAGTTGCATCAGCTAGTGCGGCTGCGGCTGGTAGCTCAGAGTCAACAGTGACAGTAGCAGCAATAGAAACTGGAATTGCTGTACCTGAAGCTACACCTTCAACCAGCAGAGCACGCCTGGAAGAAATACGAACGGGCGCAAACTGATTCTCGGTAACTGCCGCAGTAGATGTATCGTCTAGCTGACCGAGAATACCTGCTGCCGCAATTCCCGTACCAGTAGTATCGGTCGCTGCGGCAACTGACCGCAAACGATCCCAGGTCGTACCATTATACGTAAGATTGGCTGCACCGATAGTTGGCGTCGTTGGGTTAGACGCACCATCGGCGAGGGCGGCTGCTGCCGGTAGTTCTGTATCGACTGTAACAGTTGCACTTGAGGCAGCTAAGTTAACACTTAATCTACCAGATGCATCTACAGCAGCAATCTGCGAAGGAGTGGTCGGATCGCCAATCCTAACGTCAGTGACGATCCTCTGATCGGCCATTAATTCTCACCACCTTGTGTTAATTTGAGTTGAGCATCCAAATTACCTTGCTGTTTTTCAATCTCTTTTCTCGTTGCCGCAATGTTATCGTGTAAGCGATTAATCTCTTCCTCTTTTTCTGCAATCTGCAATGCCTGAGTAGCCAAAGTAGACTCTAGACGAGCAATCTCGGCTTTAATACGAAGTTGAATAAGTGAACTTGGACCTGGGCCTTTATCGGCCATAGTTAATTGCCTTACTGCTCGTCAGTGAGTTCTTCGGCTGGTGCCTGTGCTGGCGCAATATGACCAAATGCACTCTGAGCGTCTGCTAGATGATACGGGTTAGCAAGACCGCCAAGAGAATCGGCAACAAGGAACACAGCATCAGAATTGGGACTAGACGCTTTTGCGCTATTGGCTGCACTTTCTGCGTCTTCTGCATCGACACTATAAACCTCCATAACAACAAAATCAGCCATTCTCGTTTGCCTCCGTGATTTTCCCCGTTTTAAACTGGATATTGATTGGTACTTTCGGAAGATTGTACTTTTCACGTACTTCATCCATTGCTAGTTTATAATGGTTTTGCAAGGCTGCGAGTTCAACTTGTTTCTGATCACAAAGAGAATAAATAGTTGCAAGACGATTAATATCAACATCATCGAGAGTGGCCAAAACTTTTTCACGCGGTCTAGTTTTCCGTGTAGAACTAGAACCATTTTTCTTGATCTTCGAACGATCAATACGTCCGGCACTAGACGGTCTTGCCCTTCTTACGTCGGCCATGCCTCTCTCCTTAAGTAACTTGCTTAAAAGCTAAATAACTTGCTATATGCTAAGTTCGTCCCAATAAACCACGACGTGCATATCTGCCGAGTTTATTGGGCTAAGGTTGTAGACAGTAACTCCGTATTTTGTGATACCATCTCCTGTTGCCTGGAAAAACCTAGGATCAGGAGCAAACCAATTTTGCGGATCACCGGCCTTCTTGTATAGAGTGTCGTAAATTGATCTACTGCCATTAACTAGTTCTACATCACACCTTAGAGATACGGAGCTTTGAATAGATACTGCCCACAGGCGGCCGACAAAGAAGCTCGTAATAGGATCGGCGTCTAGATCAAGTGAGTTACCTGGCGACAGATTCGGTGCGACTAATATAGTTGATCTAGGTTCTCCGAGTGTAATACCTGATCCACCACCCGGACCTCCGCCGCCACCAATAGCTACAGGAGAAGCTAAGATAACACTATCAGGGGCAACCTCCTGAATTACGACAGTATCTAGATTCTCGATGATCTCTATATTGTCAGGCATTACTTACTCAGGTCGCGTGACAGCTTGTTTGACAATAGCTTTACCCTCGAGCAAACGCTTCTTTCTGCCGCTAGGATCTTCCATGAGAAGATCGTACAAAAGTTCTCCGGACGGCATAGCTGCTGTTTCGGCGGAAGGAATTACTACGACGATGGTTCCATCTACGCCGCCGAGTGTTATACCAGCAGTTGTGCTGTCCAGATCAACGACTGGCTCGTCGTCAATACTTTCGCGGATTTGAAGACGCGCTTCCCAATCGGTTAAATCTATAGGTTGATACGACGTATCCTTCCACGTAAACTGCTGTGAGAAGTAAGCGTATTGATCAATCTCTATATCGTATTCAGCGGCCATCTTTCCACACCTTGTAGATAAATGCGGAAGCTGCGAAGATACTAATACCTGCAAAAATGAACATTAACTAAAAACCCCCGGCATACCTGCTGCGGCAACAAGTAGCCGGGGGATGGGGTTGGGGTAAAAACAGGTGACTCCTGGGCTAGGAACTCAATTTAGTTATGAGTTCAGTCACCCTCTCCAACTCTAGCGAAATCAGCACCAGCAATATCAGCAATACTACTTAATACAACACCACAAATTGTGCTGATTCCATGATTGAGAAGGGAATTTGCAGCCTTAGGAGTAAGGACTTGCTTGGAGAGTTCTAGTTCGCGGATTTCTTCTTCAGTGTGATACAATGATTCGTGATTAAAACGCCATTCATTGTGATTCTGTTGGATTTCATACAATGTGGATAGATAAAATGCGTCATTATCACGAAGTTCATATGTAGAGCGATCTAGCTCATTTTGGTATATTTCACCACAAAGACGGCAAACAATGAATGGAGCTTCTTTAATGAACTTGTGATCCACAGTAAGTGCGGTGTGAAAATCCTATGTATTAGGTGCTTCCGACATATTCTCGAAAAGCTTTTTAAGTTCGCCAGCAGAGTCGTCCTCGAACTTAGCTTTATCGAGGCCAACGCTAATTACGAACTTACTCAAAGAAGCCCGCACAGATTCAGATTCAGCATACTTGATGAGCTTTTGCGCTTCGATGATCGCATCAGGCATAAGGTCGCGGATAGCATTTCGCGCCTTACGAGCAATATCATCGGCATCTGCTGCATTAGAAAATTCCTGAATAAGAGCACGACGAGCTTTAGCCTCTTCATCGCGCTCTCGTTTCAAACGCTCTATTTCGGCTTTTAGAAGTTCGCCATGATCTTCAGGTGACATAGTGTAAAAACCTTACGTAGTTGAACTGGTTGAATGGACAGTCAATACTTTGTCCACCGGCCTTGACTATACACGAATGGTGGACAGCGAGAGGGCCATTAGTTACTAAACTTGATACACTTAACAAATGGGTTTTTCTTCCCGAAGCGTAAGGGGGCTAGTCGCCCGAGTATTCTTTTGTCAGCATAGTAACTCTACTTGTAAACTGTCTATACATTACGTGCAAACCCTGTACTTTTGGCTAGTTGTAACTAGACCTTTGGGGGGTGTGCACGTGCTGCCCGTAGGTCATTATGTGCATACGCCCTTCGCGCGTCACGCGCAAGGGGAAACCTAACGGCCGATCATTGGCGGCACCATAGCGCGTAAACCGTGCGCGCAAGTAGCAGGGGACGGCAAGGGCTTGCCTGCGAAAACGAACTGTGCCTAACGGAGCGTATGAACGCATGGTACACAACGTTCATTCGGAGAACTACCGTTCCGACCTAACCTGCCCAAGTGGCAAACACCTGCGGATAGTACGCTCCGTTAGGTACAGTTCACAATAGCTGCGATAGCTTGCACGACCTGACGCGGTTTCGTTCCGAACGATTCCAACAAAACCGCGAAAGGTAAGGTGTTACAAATGGCGGAGAACATCACTCCTGCACAGATGTACGCGAACCGTGCCAAGGCCAACCAGGCCAAGTCAGCTTCTCGTGTCAGCGGCGATCTCGTTCGTTCATTCATCGCCGACTTCCTGAACAGCGACGAGCAGTATGTCACGCACGTCGAAGAGAAGCTGTTCCACGGCGGGAAGCCGAACGCCGCAGTGTCCCGGCTCAAGACCATCATTCGTGAGGATGGCTTGAACGAACTCTGCTGGCCTCTCACCGATGCTTCCGACGGAGCAGTTCTCACTCGCGTCAGCTAGCAGAACTACACAACCTAGCAGCGTCGGCGGCGTGACCTCGCACTAACGCACTAACGCATTGCCCGCGT